ATCGTCAGAGAGCACACCATCAAGGCGGGCTCTTCTGTCGAAGTACCTGTCGGCATCGCCGAGCAGCTTGAGGCCAAAGGCTTCGTGGCTGTTAAACCACTAAAACCATAATACCATGGCTGCATCTACTGCTATCATGAACTCAACCGATGTAGTTCTCGCCATCTCTTCAGATGCTGGCGCTACCTACTCGAACATCGCCCGTGCTACCAGCGCCTCTTTGAGCGTGAGCATGGACGTGCGCGAGACCACCAATAAGGACAGCGCTGGCTGGCGTGAACTTCTTGAAGGTCTGAAGTCTTGGAGCTTGAGCGCGGACGGTCTCGTCTGCTTCAATGTAACAGGCAAGAAGACCATCAGCGATATCTACGGCTTCTTGAACAGCCGCACGGCTGTGACTGTAAAGTTCGGCTCTGCTGGAACTGGCGAGAAGGTCTACTCTGGCTTAGCCTACGTTACCGCTGTGAGCCAAGACTCTGGCTTTGAGGATAATGTGACCTACTCTGTGAGCTTCGAGGGCGCTGGCGCCTTGACTGAGGCAACCAACGCCTAAGGCCTAACAGCCTAAGCATGAGGGCGCTCCAATCGGGGCGCCTTTTTTATATCTTTGAGGCATGGTAGAATACATCGACATAAAGGGCAAGAAGATGCCCGTGAAGTACGGCTTCAACGCCCTCAGGATCTTCACCGCTCAAACTGGCCTAACGCTCGAGCAGCTCAGCATATTGAGCGACAGCATCAGCCTCGACCACGCCATCGCTCTGATGTACGCGGGACTGAAGGACGGCCACCGTGCAGAGAAGATGACCTTCGTGCTGGGCATCGACGAGGTGGCCGATCTTTTGGATGATGACCAGACTGCACTGCAGAAGTGCATCGAGATCTTTACCCGAGCCTTCGCCGCAAAGGGGGGGCAGGAAGCAGCTCAGCAGTAGAAGGCGACCCGCTGAGCTGGGACGATCTCGAGGCGCTAGCGCTCGGGCAGATGGGCATGACCTACGACGAGCTGATGGACCTCACGCCGAGAGTCTTCAGCAATAAGGTGCAGGGCTGGACTCGGCAGCAGTCGATGATGATGCAGGACCAGTGGGAGCGTGCTCGCTGGATGGTCTCGACCACCATCTCGCCACACCTTAAAAAGCCCATAAAGCCCACAGACTTAGTGAAGTTCAACTGGGAAAAGAAGCCCAAAGTCACGCCAAAAAGTGTTAACTTTGGAGAACTACTAACCGAAGCATCTAGCCTTGGCATCACTCTCTAGTATTAACTTTAAGATCGGCGCGGACCTGAAGGACTTCAGGTCCTCACTGCGCAATATCGACAGAGGTATCTCAGATCTGTCGAAGGGCTTCGGCATGGTCGGTAAGGCCATCGGCGCTGCGTTTATCACCGATCAGATCGTTCAGTTCGGAGCAGAGGCCTCTGAGATGGCTGGCCGTATGGAGGGCGTAGAGAACGCCTTCAACCGCTTCGCAGATCCTTCGCTTCTGGACGATCTCCGCAAGGCTACCAGAGGCACCACCAACGACCTCGAGCTTATGACTGCGGCTGTCAAGGCCCAGAACTTCGGCATCCCGATGAAGGAGATGAGCACACTGCTGGAGTTCGCCAGCCGCCGAGCTCAAGAGACTGGCGAGAGCGTCGACTTCCTAGTTAACTCTATCGTCACGGGTATCGGACGTAAGAGCCCGATGATCCTCGATAACCTTGGCATCAGCACCACGCGCCTGAAGGACGAGTTCAAGGGCGCAGCTGTAGAAGCGCAGAGCATCGGGCAGGTGACTGCTGCCGTCGCGAAGATCGCGAAGGAAGAGATGGGCTCAGCTGGCGCTGCCTTCACCTCAACGGCAGACCGCGCAGCTGCCTTCAAGGCTTCACTCGATAACGTGAAGATGGCGATCGGTGAGGGCATCAACGCCGTACTAGGTCCGATGCTCGAAAAGATGACAGGCATCTTCAATGTGGTCACCGACCTACTGGGCACTAAGCTCAGCGAGCAGTACCAAGAAGAGGCCGAGCGCGTCGCTGCCCTTAGCGTCGAGCTAGAGGCGTCAAATACGCCACTAGAGCGGAAGCAGCAGATCATCGACGAGCTCAAGACAAAGTACCCCGACTATCTGGGTAACATCGACGCCGAGAAGTCCAGCACTCTGGAAGTGAAGGGCGCGATGGAAGCTCTGAACAAGGAGCTCATCAACCGCGCCGTGATCATGGCCAGCCAAGAGAAGCTGGACAAGATCGCCGAGAAGCGTGGCGAGATGATTAACAAGCTCGGAGAGAACAAGGTAGCGCTGTCTAAGCAGATCGCTGAGTTCCAGCAAGACGAGAACATCCAAGTCGACGCCAGTAACATGACGCTCGAGCAGCACGCCCGTGCGCTGCTGAAAGAGTACGACATCAAAAAGAAGGGACAGCTCACTAACAAGAGCGTCTTCGGCTCCTACATGCAGCTCGTTAACGCGCTCAAGGCTGTGGACGGTCGTGCTTCACTTTTGGCACAGACTGAGGGCGAGCTGAACTTTATCACCAAAGAGCGGAACGACATCCTCAAGGCGCTCGGCGCCTCAGAGGAGGACCTCAAGAACATCCGCTCTGGAGGCACTAAGGTCGTAGAGGATGAGACCGAGAGCGTGCGCGTACTGACCGACGAGCAGAAGAAACAGCTCGAGGCTATGGATGCCTACAGCCGCAAGGTAGCCATCTTGAAGATGGACCTCGCCGATATGCCTCCAGTGCTTGACCTCTTCAATATGAGTATGGCCGAGGTGACTGCTGGACTCCTTGAGCCAAACGCTAAAATTTTGACTCTCGACGAGTCACTGGCCAAGCTGCAGTTCACCATGAACGGACTCGAGCCAGACTTCGAGGAGCTTACTGGTGCCTTCGCAGGACTTAACGAGCAGGTACCTCTTCTGGCAAAGACCAGCGCGAACGCCTTAGATGTGACTCGCTTCTTTATCGACGACTTCGCCAACAGCCTGCAGACGGCTTTCGAGGCCAGCATCGTGAACGGCGAGAGCTTCCTGAAAGTCTTCGGCAATATGATGAAGGCGATGATCGCCCGACTCCTCGCAGCAGCTGCGGCAGCCATCGTGCTGGCCATCGCACTGAGCGCCATCTTCCCGAGCGGCTTCGCCCTGTCTTCTGGCGGCGACCTGCTCTCTGGTGCTTCACTGGCGAAGGGCATCTTCGGCAAGATGACAGGCATCCCGATGCTCGCAGAGGGCGGCATCGTTACAGGTCCCACGCTGGCGATGGTCGGCGAAGGTGGCGGACCTGAGGCCGTGATCCCACTAGATCGACTCGGTTCATTTATGAACGGAGGGAACGTAACCGTCACGGGACGCATCCAAGGCTCTGACATCCTGCTCAGCAGTGAGCGCGCAGACCGCCAGCGAAGCCGTTACCGTGGCTTCTAAGCTGATGGCATGAGTGTACGACTTTACTCCGAGTTTAGCTCTTCAGAGGGCAATATCTACAAGATCGAAATACATGACTCGAGCTGGGGCGCTGCTCCGAGCTCTGAGTTCAAGGTCGACGGCAGCGGCTTTCAGCTGACATACGACGGAGAGACCGACGACATCATCAGCCCGATCGTCAGCTCGAAGCTGACCTTCGGCTGCTACTCTGAGAACGCCACCTTCGAGACGTTCATAAACACGCTCAAGACGTTCCAAGAGAACCGCTTCCGCGTAGCTGTCTACCGCAAGGGCTCCGCCATCGCAGTGGCTGACTTCGAGGAGCGCGTTCAGGCTGACGGCGGAACCATCGAAGGACGCGTCTGCCTTCTGGATGCAGTAGATGCTTTAGGTGGCCCCGACGGGTACTCGCTCTACTGGGCTGGATGGATCACTCAAGACCTCGTGCAGGTAGAGGACGTCTCGCAGCCTTACATCTTCCAGATCACTGCCACCGACGGACTCGGGAAGCTCGCCAATATAGACTACGACGTCGCGAACGACATAGATCAGGGCGGCCTGCGCCTGACGCGCATCACGCAGCTAGTGATCAACGCGCTCAAGCTGGCAGGACTGTACGACCTCTGGGAGTCAGATGCCACCTTCTTGGAGTGTTCTGCCGACTGGTGGGAAACCACACAACACACCTACTCTACCAGCACGGACCCCTTGTACCTGACGGCAGTGGACGCAGGCCTGCTACAGAGCTACGACTCAGATAATAACCTCGTCTACAATAACGGACTCGAGGCCCTTCGTCAGGTAGCGACGCTCTTCGCTGGGCGCATCTACCTCTCTAACGGCCGATGGATCCTTGAGCAATATGCGCAGCGTGCATCTTCGAGCCGCTACGTCAGCCGCTACACCTACGGCGGCACCGCCATCAGCCGCACGCTAGTGAGCGATGACATCGTTCTCGACCAGACTACCTACGCCGCTCGGATGGCAGGTAATAACTGGGACTTCTTGCCTGCTATGCGGAAGGCCCAGATCAACTACATCCAGAAGTTCTTGAACCCTTACGGCTTCTTTGGAGGCTGGAGGTACACCAACGCCAGCCCAGTCTTTACTGGCGGCTTCATGGCGGGAGGCGCAGGCATACAGCTGGGCATAGGTACTGCAGCCTTTAACTTCAGCTTCAAAGGAGCAAGCACCGCCGCAGGGCTGATGCCGCTGCTGCGCGCTACCATCGCGCTGCAAGATGCTAACGGCGTCATCTACTACTACGGCCGTAGCTTCAACGGCACCACCGCGCCACTGATGTACACCGCAGAAGGATGGAGCACGGTGCCTGGCTTCTACTATTTCGACCTCAAGGCAGTCAACTACATCGCCAACCAGAACGCCACGATCTCCGAAACGGTACAGATCATCACGCAGGACCTGCCAACGAGCGGCCTGCTGGCCATCACCATCCAGCTAGACAGCATCCGCGTGATGGCTACGAACGCTCAGTACAACTACACGAGCGCGAACATCGACGCCCCGATGCTGTTCAACATCATCAACGGCGGCAACCAGTCCAACGCGGGCACAATCTTCAGCTCGGTAAATAACGAGGCAGGCATCGACTCGCAGCTCACGCTCGAGCTAGGTGACGTCTTCTTCGCTGAAGGGCCGCCGCAGACGGGCCACCTCGCAGTCTACAACGGCACCAGCTGGGTAGGCTCAAGCCTCTGGCGCAAGGGAAGCACAGGCACTGGCCTGCGCATCCTCAAGCTCTTGACCTCTGAAGCACTGGCGCTGCACGTTCGCCCGATCGAGCGCTATAACGGCAACCTCATCGGCTCGTATGGTTTCAGCTCGCGCCTGCAGTTTGAAAGCACAGCCTACCTGCGCACAGGCGGAACCTTTAGCGCTCGCATGGACGAGTGGGACGGCGAGATGTATGCCATCCAGCGCATCCGCACGAGCGTCACCGAGCTCGACGAGATCGACGTACTGGACCGCGTACCCCTTAGCGGAGCTACCACCACAAGCGGCAGCTCACCGAACGACTTCGAGGTCGGCCGCGTGGCTGGCATGGTCATCGACAGCGAGAACCAAGCGCTCGGTCCCTTCCAGAAGGTAGCCACTGGCGGCAAGGTGCTGGGCACTCTTGACGTCGAGCAGGATCTCACCGTAGAGCAGAACCTCACCGTCGACGGCGATACCACCATCGTGGGCACCATCGACGTAACAGATCTAGACGTTACGAACGACCTCACCGTCGACGGATCTACCACCGTCGGCACGCTCAGCGCTGGCAGCTCTACTCTGAGCAGCGCAACGGTGACCACCACGCTCGGCGTAACGGGAGCATCTACTCTTGGCACGCTCAGCGCAGGAGCCTCAACTCTCGCCAGCAGCAGCGTCACTGGCAACCAGACCGTCGGCGGCACGCTCGGCGTCACTGGTGCCTCTACTTTAGGAACGCTCAGCGCAGGAGCCTCTACTCTTAACAGTGCCACGATCAGCACCACGCTTGGCGTTACTGGCGCCAGCACTCTGGGCACTCTGTCTGCAGGTGCATCTACTCTGGCGTCGAGCAGCGTGACGGGTAACCAGACGGTCGGCGGCACGCTGGGCGTAACTGGGGCCTCTACTCTCGGCACGCTCACAGCTGGAGCCTCTACACTCAGCAGCGCCTCAGTAAGCGGCACGCTGGGCGTCACTGGCAGCACCACACTTGGAGCGCTCAGCGCAGGAACGACCACCGTCGGAGATCTGACCGCAGACGCTACCACTCTGGACAGCGCCACCATCAGCGGCACGCTAGGCGTTACTGGAACCTCAACGCTCGGCACGCTGAGTGCAGGAGCTTCAACTCTGAGCAGCGCAGCTGTTACTGGGAACCAGACAGTCGGAGGCACTCTAGGAGTAACGGGAGCCTCTACTCTTGGCACTCTGTCGGCAGGCGCTTCAACTCTGAACAGCGCAACGATCAGCACCACGCTTGGCGTCACTGGAGCCTCGACGCTCGGAACTCTGAGTGCAGGAGCTTCTACTCTTAGCAGCGCAGCCGTCACAGGTAACCAGACGATCGGAGGCACGCTGGGCGTTACGGGTACCAGCACTCTGGGAACGCTCTCAGCAGGAGCTTCAACTCTAAGCAGCGCAGCTGTTACTGGGAACCAGACAGTCGGCGGCACGCTTGGCGTCACTGGAGCCTCAACGCTCGGCACTCTGTCGGCAGGCGCTTCAACTCTGAACAGCGCAACGGTAACCACTACGCTCGGCGTCACTGGAGCCAGCACTCTCGGTACTCTGTCTGCAGGAGCTTCTACTCTAAGCAGCGCAGCTGTCACTGGTAACCAGACGGTCGGCGGAACTCTAGGAGTAACAGGCGCGAGCACCTTAGGCACTCTGTCTGCTGGCGCATCTACTTTAAGCAGCGCAGCTGTCACTGGTAACCAGACAGTCGGCGGCACGCTTGGCGTCACTGGTACATCAACGCTCGGCACTCTGTCTGCAGGAGCCTCTACGCTCAACAGCGCTACAGTTACCACCACTCTAGGCGTAACAGGAGCGAGCACCTTAGGCACTCTGTCTGCAGGCGCTAGCACCTTGAGCAGCGCAGCTGTAACTGGTAACCAAACCGTCGGAGGCACGCTGGGCGTTACGGGCACCTCAACGCTCGGAACCCTCAGCGCAGGAGCTTCAACGCTCAACAGCGCCACCGTCACCACGACGCTGGGCGTGAGCGGAGCCAGCACCTTAGGTACTCTGTCAGCAGGTGCCAGCACCTTGAGCAGTGCAGCTGTAACTGGTAACCAGACGGTCGGAGGCACGCTGGGCGTCACAGGTGAGACCACGCTTGCCAACGTAGTGGCCAGCGACGTCACCGCCGCAGACGTCGTGCTTGATAACGTCGTGAGCAAGACCGCCGTAATAGGCACCACCTCGCTGGTGGAGAACTTCCGCACGCGAGTGCTGGCAGATGGCGGCACCTTTGAGGCCTTCGACGAGGTGGTCGCAGCGGTCACGCTCCTGCTCGCGGGTGGCGCAAATAAGTCCGCCGTGATCTACGGCGAGGCCGACATGCAGACCCTCAACGCCGAGGCCACATCGGTCACCACGCTGGCAGCCTCTGGCGCGGTGACCATGGCCAGCACGCTAGACGTCGACGGCCGCACAGCCACCAGTTACGTCCAGCTAGATACCACTTTTACCCCCAACGGCGAGCCAGCGGGAGCCTTCTACTGGGACCCAGACGGAGCAGTGGCAGCGGTGCGCGGCATCGACGGCATCTCGCTTGACCTAAACGAGAAGAGCATCTTCTTCGTAAAGAACCAGACAGGCGCAGCCATCGACGCAGGCACGCCCGTCTACGCCTCTGGAACGCTTGGATCTAGCGGCCAGCTGTTGATCTCCAAGATGATCGCAGACGGCACCATCAACGCCAAGTATTTCCTAGGCATCACGCAGTCGACCATAGATAACGGTGGCGATGGCTACGTCGTATCTCGCGGCAAGATCAGAGGCCTCAATACTACCGCATGGAACGAGGGCGATGTACTCTACATCGACGAGAACGTGGCAGGCGCGCTGAGCGATACCGAGCCGCAGGCTCCGAACCTTAAGCTACCTGTGGCCTTTGTCATTAAGTCGGCAAGTAACGGCACCATCGCTGTGCGCTCAACGGCAGGCACCTACCTCGCCGAAAGCCACGACGTGCAGATCTCATCACCAACCGAGAAGGAGCTACTGGCTCGCACGGCATCGGGACGCTGGGAGAACGTAGAGCTGGGCGACATCTTGACCACTACCACCGAGAACCCAGCGACAACGGAAGGCGAGAGCTTTACGGCTGTCTTCGGTGACAACTCTGGCACCATCATGGGAGCACCATCCAAGTGGCTACCAGTGACAATTGGCGGCGTTAATTACCTTATGCCGCTGTACTTAGCGCCTTAATAGCCTCACTTCGTTCGGCTTTTTTCGTATCTTTATACCTAGTAACATGACCAAGAAGCAATTTTTCCAACTGTTCTACTACGGCCGCGGTGCTGGTAGCGTGGTCATGCTTGACTTTATCGCTCGCGCTCAAGCAGATGGCGCGACAGAGATCGCATCTAACCCCTGCATCATGCAAGGGCTCCAACCTATCCAGAGCAGACCATGAGCTACTTCTCAGACGCCTCACTAGTATATATCCCCGCCGCGATAAAGAACGGCAAGACGTACTCTATCAAACCGACCGACGGCACGGG